CTTTGTGGCACTGGCTGGGTCATTGATTGCGGCCACTATTCCGTCAATTAATTTTGCACCAATTTCTTTTTTCATTACTTGGGATGGAGATTTAATCTCCCAAAAATCCTTGAATTGCTGAAGGATTGCATCTCCCATTGCCTGTACTCCAGGAAGCGCAGCAGCCGCGGCCGCTCCACCGTCTGCAACAATTCCAGAAGCAATTTGGTCCAATACTGCAGTCGGTAGTTCTGGTGCGACTTCTTCCGCAAGTTTTTTCATGTCTGTATTCGCACCAAAGTAGGTACTTATATATTCTTCAAGAACTCCAGTACCCGTAAAGTCAAATTTAATGCTATTTAGGTATGCATTTCCTGCTTCAATATCTACGCCAGTTTGTTTAAAGACATCTTTGATAGCAGAGTACCCTTGAACAAGTTTTTCTCTTGCTACATCCTGAACCTCTTGAATGGTTGCTCTTGGATTTGCTACCTGGAATGCGTTGACATATTCAAGAACTGATTCCTGAACTCCCTTTACTGCAGTCTTTGCTTTATCGCCAAGTGCACTATTGCCTAAAGAGCCGCCACTTTCTTTAAGCGCATCGTTCAATCCTCTTAGGGAGTCTCTGTAGTCAATAGCAGCGTCATCAAGACCAACAGCAGTTCCTTTTATTGCTTCTTGACCTTTTGCGTAGTTGTCGAGCGCTTTTTTTGCATTTTCATAATCATCCGCTAATTCGCGGATTGCTGGAGACAAACCATCAGCAAATTCAGAGCCAAGGTCATAAGCGGAAGACATGGCATCTTTTTGTGACTGACTTGCACCATCTTGAGCGACTGTATATTTATCAACGATTCCAGTGAATATTTCGTATTGTTCAGCAGCATCCATCACTGTATTTGTGTCATATGCGGAGGTAAGTTCTTCTACTGCAGCCGTTGCGTCAGTGAGTGTCATTCCTCCCTTCTCTAAAACGTCAATGAATTTTGATTGGTTTCCAGTATCTTTAAACACCGTCTGGAGGTCCTGGGAGTCGCTGGTGAAGTCTGCCGTTCCAGTAACACTCTTTAATACTGCCTCTGTGTACCTATTCAGGATTTCATTTTGCCTATACAGGGCCATCCCAGAGTTGCCTATTTTTGTTTTTAGTACCGTAAGACTCTTTGAAAATGAAACAACATCTCCAGTGGAATCTAATAAATTTCCTACAGAATCACCTGCTGTATCAAATATTGACTTAATGTCGTTTGTCGCACCCTGCCTATTGTCAGCGTTTACTACTCCCTCGAATAGCGCATCCAACTGCTGCCCAGCAGTATTAAGGGGTCCTTCAAATTCCCTTCTTACCTCGTCTAGATAATCTTTGTCTGAACCTTGGAATGCTTGTATAAACATTCCGTCAATATTTTGTGAAATTGCTGCTGCTGTCCCAGAGTTGTCAAAGTTCAAAATATCATTTCCTGATATATTCAGCATGTCTGCTAGAAATGTAGTGAACATAGTTCTCTGTTTGTCAGTCAATACCAACTGGTCCAGGAATCCAGCAGCAAGAGCAATCTTTTCCGAGTCATTTCCTGTTCGTTTGTTTATTTCTTCAACTGCGTTATTGAAATCTTCTGGAATTGTCTTTTTAAATTCCTCAAAAACATTGACCCCTTCATCATTTTTTTCACCCTTTACCTCCATGGTAAAACCGCTGGTTGCAAGTTTTATTGTTGCGCCCATTAACTTATTTAGTTCACCAAGAGATTTTGCGCGCTTGTCAATTCCATCCGCGTCTTCTTCTGATTTTTTCTTTCCAAATATTCCTTTGAAAATATCGAACAAAATCATTCCGACCATGATTACTGTTCCAACAATTGGAATCATATTCATTAAAGCGCGTCCAAGTATTTTGGCGTTTACTGCAGCAATCATTTCGCTCCAGGCAAGTCCTTGATTCGCTACCGCTGCAGTTGTCGACGCTGTAGCCGCTTTCTGTGTTGCAATTGTTCTTAGTGTCTGATTGCCAGTGGTAAGCGCTATTGCTCGATAGTATGCCTGCTCTGATATGGCGGCTTGGGCCGTAATGTAATTCATTTGGCTAACCGAAAAAGATGACTTCATGGTGCTCTTCCCAAGAAAGCCCATGCTCGCCCCAAGGCCTTTCGTGGTTCCGCTCATTGTTCGGATTCCAGTAGTGAGGCCTTTAATTGTTATCTGCATGTTGGCAAACAAACGAAGCAATGCTGCTCCCCTTGTAAAGACAAAGAGTCCACTTTTTGCGAAGAGGAACAAAACGGTTGTGGCGCCAATAAAATATTTAACAATCTTTCCAACGACGGTTCCAACAATTCCAAGTTTCCCAGTAAATGCAACTACTGAGTTAACTCCATTAAGAATTGCACCGCCGAACGAAACCAAGTCAGACACCACTGGCATGATTTGGTCACCAAGGCTAATCATTATCGCCTGTACTTCTCCAAGCGCTGCTTTTAATTTTGCATCTGCTGTTTGTGCTGCTACTTCGAAAGCATCACTTGCTGCTCCTGCGGAGTTGGACATCTCCGCAAATATGTCACGGTTCGCCTCAAGGTTTGGACCAAGCAATGAGTAGACAGCCGTAAGTGCACGCACATTACCGAACACCTTTGCAAGACCAGTAGATGCAACTTCGTATTCGCTTCCACCAAGTCTTGTATTTAGATTTTCCAGGGCTACGAGGAGTCCTTTTTCGCTAATTTCTGCCCTAATTGATTCTGCGCTGGTTCCAACTGCCTTCATTGTGTCCGATGCCTGCTTTGATGGCTTTAGCAACTGTGACAAAACTTGACGCAAGTAAATAGCAGCCGTACCAGCGCTTGCACCAGTACGGCTCAATGCAGCAACACCAGCAGAAACGTCTTCAAATGTCGCACCAAAAGCGGCTGCTACTGGAAGCACCTTGCCAAGTGCTGGAGCAAATTGGTCTGCTTCTGCCTTACCTTCTCGTACTGCAATTGTAAGAATATCTGCCGCGGCTGCAGCATCATATGTACCTTCTCCGTAAGCGCTCATAACCGATGTCAAAGCATCAGCAACAACCTGAGTTTCTCCGAGTCCAGCGGCTGCGGAACGGGCTGATACGGCGAGAATATCCATCGCTGCTGCGCCCTTAAATCCAGAAGATGTAATGAAGTACAAGGCCTCTGCAAGTTCCAGTGGAGATTTGGTTGTAGAGCCTCCAAGTTCCAGGATTGATTGCTTCATTTTTTCTACTTCGGCTGCGCTAATTCCAACCAAACCTTGAATGCGCGACATTGAAACTTCCATTTGGCGAGAGGCATCCATCGCCGCCTTGCCCATATTCAAAAATCCGCCGAGAACAGAATATTTAATCAGCGATGCGGTTTGACGCATTGCGTCACCCATCATTCTGATTGGTACAGCACTGCCTGCAATAGAAGAGCCCATTGCTCTAGATGCGCCAGAAACAGTGCGCATTGCAGACGCGGCACTTCCAGCACCAGTTGTTGAAATCTGAATGCGGACGTTTAGTGGCGGCATACCACCAGGAGCGTTTGACATAGATTTATTTTTTCACATTAAAACACCGCACGCAAACGAAAACAGTATAAATGCAAATTACAAACGACTAGCCAGAAGCAAGACCAAGCGACTTGGCAAAATTCATGATTTCGCTAGTCCCAGCCTTTTGCTTCATGTAACCCATGCCCTCAAAGACGGCGGCTACTTGGGCTGGGCTGAGGTCCCAGAACTCTTCGTACGGACGGCCCGTTTGGGACCAGGTTGTGTACCACTGTCTCCAAGGAAGTCCTGTGTCTTTTCCTGCTGTGCGTCCATTGCCTCGTTTAGCAGCCTTTTTTGCTCTTCGGCGAGTTCGGCGCTCTGCTTCAACATCCGACTCGCCATTATCGGGTTTACGCCGTTGGCAATTGCCCACGCGGTTCCGATTACGTTTGAATAACCAAGCACCTCACCATCGAGCATTGCCTCTCCGATATCTGAACTATGTCGCCTTGTTGCAAAAGCAAGTGTTTGCCTAAGCGTATGAACTGGCTGTTTTTCAATCCGCTCTTGCCATTCTTCAAGGCTTCCCCAATGAACCTCGATGTCTGCAATCACATTGTTATTGAAGCGCACGAAAGAATCTTCGACGATTGGCTCGCCGACCTCATCGTATTCTCGCTCCCAAACATCAAGCCCATTTTCTGCTTTTTTTGTCTTGTAGAACTTAACTGGAACGCCTTTATTTTTTAAAACAATTGGTGAATAATCCATGCGGGTAACTATACACACTATTCGGGGATAAAGCAAACGACGGCCCGAAGGCCGTCGTTTGTCCCAAGGAGGAGTTGGATTAGATTAATTAAGCGCTAAGGCCAGTTGATGCTTCGCGGAACTGTACGGTTCCGAAGCCAACGCCAGTTGCGATTGGGAGAATCGCTTCTGCGTCGAACGATGGGGTGCCGAAGTTGTCGGTCGAACCCGACATAATCGTTCCACCAGTTACTTGGCACTTAGCAAGTTCGAATACCAACTCCGAAAGTTCTGATTCAAGGTCATTGACCAAGAATTCAACTTTAAAGTATGGAAGGCTTCCACCATCAAAGGTGTAAGTTGCGGTTTCGGTTGAACCCGAACCTGCAGCGGCGACGGTTCCACCAAAGATGGTCTTGAGTACTTCAAGGCTCAACTCTGCATAGGTTGCAGAAAAGTTAAGACGGTCAATCTTGCCCTTCTTGGCAAGAACCTTTCCGTCACCCTTAAGTTCTACGGTGACAAAGTTTGGCTCAACAGAAACTTCCTGGATACCAGGAACATCAACTGCTGCGCCGTATGTAATGCCACCAGAGACATCGGTGCTAACTGGATACACCTTGCAATCTTGGACATCGAATGTAATTGTGGACTGACTTGCGGCCATTTCTGGACTCCTTTTTCCTTGTTCTGTGAATAATTGTACTGACTTATGTGTTTAAGTGTGCGAGGGTATGAGCGAAATAGTACTATATTTTCAGCCCATATTCAGACACTTACGCCTGTGGTGGATTAGCCGCTTCGTAGTCCAGAACAGCCTGTGGCATTGCTTTACCTTCGGTAAAACGGATGTGCCATGGTTCTGCGCCTGGGTTTTCTACTACCTCGTGACTGAATCCAAACTTCTGCTCATTTGCAAGCAACCAAGCAAGAATTTTGCCGTTTGCATTTGCGATATCAATGGCGATTCCCATCATGTGGCGGGAGCATGTTTTTGCATCATCATTTGGGGCAGCCAACGGGGCGTTGCCTTTCTTGAGATACCACTTCACGCCATCCCATGTACGGGTCGACGAACCTGGAATTAATTCCTTCTGGTAGCGAGTAAGGAAGCCTTTTTTCTGGGTCTCGATACTGCGGAATGTATCGCCGCTGGAAGTCGGAGCCAACTTGATTCCTTCTGCTGCTGCGGCTGCTTTCATTGCTTCAAAAGCGCGCGCTGCACAGTGGTGCATTTGCCCACCAACAGACAACTTGCGAAGCATCGCAGGGGTAATCTGGCTTGGCTTCTTGCCTTCCAAATGCTCGCAGTATTTAACTGGAACTACTGGCCAACTTTCCTTTGCCATTATTTCTTAGCCTCTTGCTTTGCTGCGAAGAATGAAGCAACTGTTGGGTCGCCAATTTTTGTTGATGCCATTGCGAGGACTGCTGCCACTAGCGGCATTGCAAGTGCGGTAAGCATTGGGTCAATGCTGTACTTGTCGCACAAGTAAACAACGACGCCCATTGCGCCACCCTTTGCGATTCCGTCTGCTGCTGTTGTTGCTTTCATGATTGCTCCTTATGACTCGGTTGCCCAAAGTCTTGTCGAAGCAAGGTGTATACAAAGGCTATGGCTTGGTTTTGGCGTAAAGCCTTTTCATTAGGTCGCCAACAACGCTTGCTTGCTGGACTTCATCGCCTTCAGTGACAGCATCAACAATGACTCGTTTCGCGTCAATCAGGTCGTAAATATCCTCATCGATGGTATTTACTCCAATTAGGTACCAGACTTGAACGCTGTTTTCCTGTCCAATTCGGTGACAACGGTCTTCTGCTTGGTCATGCTCTCCAGGAGTCCATCCTTGCTGGACGAAACAGACATCTGAGCCAGCGGTCAGAGTTAGCCCGACTCCACCAGCCTGAAGGTTAAGAACAATTACTCTTGCTTGCGGGTCTTTTTGGAAAGAGTCAACAGCATGCTGCCTGTCTTCCATTGAGTCCTGACCGCTTACACGGAGATTTCCATACTTGCCAGCAAGGTAATCCACAATCGCGACATTGTGCGCGAACACAACAAGTTTTCTATCGCAGGAATCTAAGAATGAATCAATCCATTCGATTACTGCTTCCATCTTCGCGTCAGCGGCAAGACGCTTCAGAACAGTAGTTCTCCGCAAGTGCTCCGCTGTATCCGAAGCGCGATATCCATTCTCTGCAAGGAATGAAAGAAGGTCGCCTTCTGCTTTCCTGTACTCCACATATCCTTTTCCAGATGGCTCAACGTGGACAACATTTCGTGTCTTTGCTGGAAGTTCTTTTAGCACTTCGTCTTTGGTTCTACGGATGTAGCAGTTCTGGCGCAGTTTCATGTTCAGTTCATTTAGGTTAGAAGCACCTTTGGTGTCCCAGCCAAATCCATTGTGGTACGCATTCGTGTAACGCTTCAGGAAAGCCCACTTGCCACCGAAGCGACTAAGCATTCCAAGAATCTCTAGTTGACTGACAAGTTCTTCTGGTCTGTTTGTCACTGGAGTTCCAGAAAGAAGTAATACGGTTCCAGACTGCGGAACTTTCTTTGCGATATCGCGAACGGCTTCGGTGCGTTTTGTTTTGCTGGTCTTTACATAGTGCGACTCGTCAAGAACAAGTCCCATAGGCTTTAGGTGCATGATTGGCTCAACAAACCTGCCGACGATGTCGTAGTTCACAATGTTCACATCAACATTTGCAATGTTGCCTTTTCCGCTCAAAATATTGACGGTTCGGTGAGGAAGCCATTTATTTATTTCACGCTTCCAGTTTTCTTTAAGCGAAGCGGGGCACACAATAATCGCTGGGAATGCGTCCCTGTATTCAAGTGCGGCTATTGCCTCAACCGTCTTACCCAGCCCCATTTGGTCAGCAATTAGGCAGCGCCCCACCGAACCCGCATAGGCAACTCCAGCCTTCTGGTATGGCATTAAAGTTCCATTAAGGGTAGGGATGTTTATGTCTGCATCGGTCGATGTTGATTGGACCAGTAGTTCTGTTGACTTCTTGGTGAGTTCAAGAATTTTTTCCCTAACCGAATCTTCAACATCAAACTTATACTTATCGGCTAATTCAAGTACTCCAATAGTTATTGGTGCAGTCCAGTGCTTTTTCTTCATATCCCAAATTCGCTGAGGGAGTTTCTTTACCTCAGCAATAATCTCAGGGTCATACGGGAATTTAATTACAGCCATACCGCGCTTGCTAATGGTCAGCGACTTTTCTGTATCTTGGATTACTTCAGGCAATTGAGTTTGTGCTTCCTGCGAGACATTGAATTGGTACTTAGATGCAAATTCTGCAAGTTCCAATTTAGCCGATTCTGGCGCAATCCAAACAGATGCAGCGGAATTCCAAACAATTCCAGTAATTTGCTTTAGTTCTGAAGTTATCTGCTCATCGTATTGACAATGAACAATAAAACTATTCTTAATTTTAGTGATTCGCTTATCCACATTTGAGCCATAAAGGGAACTTAGGTCTTCATGTATGTCTGTGTATGAGCGCCTGGGGGGAGTAATCTCGTCATACACAAAACCAAGTTTCCTTAGTTGTTTCGAAT